GTTTTGAGCTTGCTTGTTGTAATAGTCAGCGCGAGCTTCAACGCGTTCCTTGGGAGCCTTGCAAAGCATCAGCCCACCAATTTCCACATTGCCATTTGCGTTGTTACCAAACAAGGCCAATTCTGGATGATCCACTGCTTTCACCGGCTCATAACCATCGCGCATCTGTAAGGACACGTTGTTGGCTAGTGGCTGACCTAGCACATGAGTCGCTACCCAGCGAAACGTGTAATCTGGATCAGGTGTCGGATCGGGCAAGTTGCTCGGTGGTACGTATACCGTACGAGCAGATTTATCGCGTGACTTATTGTCACGATTTGAGCGGTCAATTGTTTCAGCCATTTCAGTTCTCCAACTTTGCTACTTGAACAGCATACTGCTGTGGGGTTAAACCAAATTTTTTCGCTAACGCTACTTGCGTTTGAGTTAGCCTAATTTTTCCTGCACTCGTAGAACGAGATACAGAGGCAACCACTGTCGTAGGTCGTTTTTGAACCTCACCAGACCTTGGCTTGTCATTTGCTTGCCCGAATAAATCCGGAAAAGTTGACTTCATGCGACCATCAATTTGGTCGAAATATTCAGCAGAGCGGGGATCCACTCCGTTTGTGACTAGTTTTTGATGCAGCCCTAGTGCGTAGCTGGTGTATTCCTCAAACCCTTGCTGTCCGAACCACTGGTTTTTTGCCTGCCAGCGCAGGGTTTTTTCGTCCGGTTCAGCCCTTGTGGGTTGGGCTTGATGAGTTTGTACCTCATAATTATCTTCCTGTAAAGGGGCAGGACGATAATTTTTTACTTGCTCTGCACGAATCTTTGCATCCATCACAGCTTCTTGGGCTTCAATGATGGCGTCTGTGTCAAACGATTCTTGTGCAGCTTTGAGTCTGCCACGGGCTCTGTCCAACTCACTCTCGGCCTTTGACTTAGCGCCTTCAATGATGGCTTCCTGCCCTGTGTAGACGTTTTGCTTGAGGCGTTTGTTCTCTTCAATCAACTGCTGTGCAAGACGCTCAAGCTCTTGCTTCTCACGCATCGTGGCTTCTTTGACACGGCGCTCGTCGTGACGGGCGTGGGTCAACTCTTTAATGCGTCCCTTGACTTTGTCAGAATAGGACTCGATTTCTTCATCGGTTGGATCCAGCACTTCACGGTCAAGGGGCTTGCGGCCTCTGTCACGTTCAGGGGTATCGTCTTCAATTTCAATCTCTACTTCATCTACCCCTTCAATCTCAAACTCAACCTCATTGGTCTTCTTGTCTTCGACTTCGTCGGGGAACTTGTACGGTTCAGCCATATTCTTCCTTTCAAGCGCGGGTTAAGCCGCGGGGGTCTTGCACAACAGCATCAACTTGATCGTCGTTGATGAGACGGAACTCTTTGCCAAAGATTTTGAATCTTGTGCCGGAGTAAGTACGTACTAACACGAAGTCGCCCTCTTTACACCATGCTCCGTTGGGAAACTTGGCGGTGTCGTTGTACGCATCGGGGCCAACTTTCAAAACAAACAACACAGTGGTTGCTGTTTCTTCTTGGCGCATGCTTTCAATAGGCCGGACTAAGTCCAGACTTGTACCGTCAACTCGTTCAGAGATGTCGGGCACGGCGCAAAGAATCTTCCAACCTGTAGGGATGGGGAGTTGCGTGGCCTTCTGCTCGTCAGTAGCTTCAGGAGCATCCAGAGGCTGGATGGGTTCAGGCAGTGCAAAAGCACCGGGGGATAAATCAACATCACTCATCTGATTCTTCAACTTTCTGCGCAAGGTCAAGTAGATAACGCTCTGCGAGGGCTAGACCCTGAATAATCCCGCAAAGTTTTTGATACTCTTCAAAAGTACGGCACGAACCACCAGCCAAGTCATCGGCGTAGTTGTTCATGTCAGTGCGTATTTTTTCACGTAAAACGCGTACGAAGTCTTGGATCATTTTCTAGAACCTTGGTTCCTACTATTTGAGAGCGCAGCAGTACGCGCTTGTAACTCCATTTGGGCTTTACTCTTTGCGATGTCGGAACCCATCTGGATACCGGCACGTTCTTGTTCAAACTGTTGCTTGAATTCGCTCTCTTTGATTTGCGCACCTGTGCGAAGAGCTTCCAACTCCAGTTTGCCGCTGACTTCTTGCTCTTTCAAAGCCTGTGCGTCGGCCTTGGCTGCAGCGTCCATCATGATCTTTTGTTTCTTCAACTCTAACTCTTGGCCTTTGAGTTGAAGTTCCTGCATCTGCAACTGCATGACGGGGTCTTGCATCTGTTGCTGTGCCTGCATCTGCGCGGCCTTGGCTTTGTTCTGCATCAGCACTTGATTGGCCGCTTGAGCCATCATGCCGGACAACGCGATCTCCACCTGTGGTGGCAACTTCTCGTCTTCGGGAGGCAGTGGCATACCCAACTGCTGCTCGATCTGCTGGCGCATCTGATAACCGACGTGCTCTGCAATGTGCGCCGTGATTGCACCCATGATCTTGGGAGCCTGCGGGTTCTGCCCAATGAACTGCTGCATCATTGGGTCTTGCATCAACATCATGTGCACCTGCATGTGAGCGGCGTGATCTTGATGTAAAAACGCTTTCATCGGTTTACCCTTGAGTGCGTTCTGATTCTCTTGCACTGGGTCTGTTGGCTTCTGATCGTCCTCAATCGGCACAAGTTTCTCTGCGTTCTTAATGCCAAGAACGTTTAACATACCGCGATGAAGTTCTGGCAAGTTGTAGATGTCCGGAGCCATCTGCGCCATCTGAATGACCGCTTGATACTGGATAACGCGCTGAGACATGGTCGCAGCGTTGGGGTCTGACACGGGGATAACGTCCACCAAGTCATAGTCGGCTTTCTTAGCTTTGCGAGTGCCGTACTCGGGTGTGTATGTGTAATCAGCGTCGGTGTAGTCGCGGATGATGTTCTTCAAGAGCTTAAACTCTTGCTTCAGGGCAAAGTGCACACGAGCCTGCACCGCAGTCATCACCTTCAACTGGCGCTCAAGCAATGCTAGCGTTGTACCAACGGGAGCCTGCGCAGACATGTCAGACACCTTCATGTCAGCAGTCGCGGCGAACCGGCGGCCTTCATCAACGATGGTCTGCATCAAGTTAAACAAAGTCTGGCTTGGCTCTTTGTATGGCAGTGGCAAGATGTTGTCGCGGATCGTGCCCGAGCCAACGTCTACATCACGGAACTCTCCGGGTGCGATTGGCGTATCGTCGCCCTTGATTCGCAGGCCCCGTGTCTTGAGTCCACCGGGCAAGTTGGCAAGTGTTCCTGCATCGACGAGTTGTCGCATGAGGGATGTAGCGGATTTAGCAAAGCCTCCGATAAGATGGAACAGCCCGAAGCCGTAAGCTCCAAAACCCGGAATATATTGGTAGTGAACGAAGTGCTGGCGCTTGAGTCTGAGGTCATCTTCTTCCTTCCAGTTGCGGCGAATTGACAGGATGTCGTTAGAACCCTTAATCAACGTGACAACGTATGGCAGCATGATGCCGGTCTCTTCACCAGAGTCGTCTTTGTCCTCGTAACCTTCAAGGTTCAAGTCGACATGGCACTCATACAGGGTGTAGCGGTCGTCGTTCAAATCGCTAAAGCCTGTCTCTTTGTCCTTGGCTTTCTGAATGTCTGTCAACTCTTTAGGTGCATCAGACAACTCAACGTCAATGTAAAAGCCTGCTTGCTGAAGCTTGATGATCTCGTTCTTAGTCTTGCGCATAACGTGCGTGATGCGGTAACAAGTGTCTAGATCCGTTGTTCCGTACGGCAGATACATATCTTCCGCAGGAATAAACATAGAGACCTGACGTCCCAAATTGGGATCATAGTAGACCTTCTTAAACGCTGAGCCTGTGGCTGGCAGTGACCAGAGCATGCGCTCATGTTCAGCGCGGTACTCCGTCATGACTTCCGTCAACTCGTAGTTCATATCGTCTTTAACGTTGGCCGCAACCTCTAGCATCTCTGGCGTTTCTTTGCCAATGAGTTTGCTACGCACAGGCCCTTGGGCTGGAAATGTCTCAGTAATTGTCTCAGCTTGGAAGCGCACAACCGCTTCTGTAATCATGGGGTGGAACACGCCGCATGCGCCGTTCCAAGGTTCTGTGCGCTCTTCAATCTGTAAGCCCAACAGCTTCAGACCATCAACGTACGTCTTTTCCCAATCCTTGCGGCCATTCTTGTCGTTGTCAATGTCAGACACCAAGTCCCCAGCCAGTGACTGCAAGGAACCGCTTTTTATGTACTCGGCCAAGTTATCATTGAAATCTTCTTCGCCGTCATCTTCTCCGGGCGTGATGGTAATCTCCATCCCGTCCATGCCAATGGTGACTTCTTCGGGATCAACGATCTCGATCTCCAAGGGGGATTCTTGTTCGCCCAGCGCGTCAATGCCCACGGGTTGTTGGTAAAGCGCTTTGTCGATGTTCGTTGCCATGTGTGTTCCTAATAGTATTCGGCTTTCCTACGGCGAAAGATTTCAAGGTCATCTTTCTCGTCGGTGTCTAAACTGATAAAGCCGCCTTGCCTAAAGCGTAGCAGCGCCTGTGTTGTCGTATCCACGTAGTCGTCGTGCTCCCCAACTGGGAACGCAGCTAACTCTTCAATCACTTCCCGTGCCCAGCGTGTGTCGGGTGCCCAGACTTTACCTGAACTGAATAAATCCGCAACCGCGTTCACGCGCACCATCTTGTCGTTACCGCGACTGGGGGAGAACTCTTGGACTGGGATTCCCAATGCTCGGAGTTCCTGAATCAACGGCCCCCCAGATGCCTTTTTCTCCACAATGAACGCGTCTGGCTCCCACTCTTTGTACTGCTTGAGCGCAATTTGCTTGAGTTCAGGGAAAGCCATCCTGTCTTTAAACGCGTCGAGCAAGATAAGCTGGGGCGAGTCATTCTCTTCCTCGTTGTAGAAGATCCCCCACGTTGTACACGCAGAGTAGTCGGATGTGTTCTTGGTCTCAAACGCCGTATCCCAAGACTGGATGATGTATTCACACCTTGGTGGGTCATCAGGCTCCCAGATACGCCACATCTTGCGGCTGACGATGGCCGAGTTCTCGGATGTGGGCTGCTGCATGTACTGCGCGTTCCAATAACGCGGGTCAATACTGGCTTTTGTAGATTTTAACGCCTCAAGTGACCACTGCTCTGGCCAAAGTGACTTCTCGTCTTCTTCGTCCTCGTTCAGAATAGCCGGCAACTCCACAATCTCCCATGGAACCGCCTCTGGGTTCTTGGTTTGGTAGTCAATCAGGCGCCCAGTCAGGTCTAAAAGCGACCAACGGGTCATCACAATGATAATCCCACCACCCGGCATCAGACGTTGCAAGGGGCCCGTCTGGAACCAAGACCAAGCTGTATCAAACGCAAGTCTAGAGTTTGACTTTACGTCCTGCTCCGAGTGAGGATCGTCAATAACGAACAGATCAGCACCACGACCAGCAAGAGCGCCCCCGACACCAGCAGCATAGTACTGACCGCCAGCGCTTGTAGACCACTTACCGGCAGCCTTTTGGTCATCTGCCACCATTGTTTGGGGGAAAACTTCACGGTATTCATCTGAATCAATCAAGTTACGTATGCGCCGACCAAAGTCTTCAGACAGACCCGCAGTGTGCGTGCCCATGATGATCTTCTTCTCAGGATACTTACCCAGAAAGTACGCAGGAAACAGGTAAGACGAGAACTCAGACTTACCCATACGAGGCGCGATGTTGATAATCACGCGCTTCTTACGTCCTTCAACCACATCTGTAAATATTTTTGCAAGTTTCTTGTGATGTGGGCCAATCTTAAAGCCCGGATATACCGCTTGGGCAAATCCCAGCATGTTTGTTTTAGCCGCTTGTAGATTAGCGCGGGACTCACGTAAGTCCAAATCGGCAAAAAGCTCCAGTTTCTCCGGTTTGGACAAGTGCGGCAGCGCTTTTGCCATCGCTTCTAGCTCAAGCTTGCTCAAAGTCGTGAAGTTTTTAGTCTTCATCTTTGTCTTCGTTTATATCGACAACGTCAATCACACCCATGAACCTGTTGAGTTTCTCTTTGATGCGCATCTCAAGCTCTACGTCCGACATCTCGGTCTTCTTGACCTCAACCCGTTCAGTAAACAGCGCCACTTCGGTGACCTTACCGAGCATGTCCAAGGCTTTAAGCCTGATGCGTGCGTCTGGGTGTTTGACTTCTTCTAGGATCTGAGCCACTGCGTAGCCCCTAAGTTCCTTGGCTTGCTCAACAAACGCCCAATCGTAGGCTGTCAGCATCCCAACTAAATGCTGCACTGCAGCAGGAGCCTTAATGTTAGCAAGCGCTTGCTGTGTATTCTGGGGTGGCTGGCCTGTGACCAGTGAGGCGAAGGAGTTTCTTGCCGCCTGTGCGTCTGCCTTGGACTCTGCCTCATCATCGTCTAGCTCTAGCTCTTTAAGCCAGTTGGCCGTTTGGACTTGTGCGTCAATGATATCTGCCGGCGCTGCGTCAGCAAAAGGCAACGGCGTAGCCGCAGTCATGTCGACCACGCTCGGTTCAAACTCGCCGTTAATCAGATGTTCTAGCATTGCGTAGGTTTGTGCTGGCGTCGCACTTGTTGCCTCGTTGGTGTTAGTGTACACTTCTTTTCGGTGATGGCGCAAGTCATTGCTTCTCCTTGATGGTTTCAGTTGCCATCTTTGCCCCGGCTCGCAAGGTCGGGGCTTTTTTTATATTGTAATGTCCAACGTTTGACATTGATCCTTGGAAATTTTTTAAAATTTTTAGGGGGTGGGGTGTTTGGTTTTTGGATCGTGATTTTTAAAAATTGGGATTGCGGGTGTGGAACACTGTTTATAGCAGCTAGCTACTACGCCCTTACATAGGGGTGATGGGGGATGGGTGGGGTTCTTCGTATTCAGAAACAGCCCTCAAAGCAGAATAAAGTACCCATTTGGTAATATAGATGCATCGGTTGGGACAAGCCTAGCCGATTCGGGGAGACATTCTCCCCGACACAACAACTTAGTCAACTCAAGGAGAAACACCATGACTAAATCAAAAGCAATCGTTATCACTTACGAGCAATTCGCAGAGGGCTGTGGCAGAACAGATGGCATGACGCTTAACGCAAGTGACGACTACCACAAGCAATACCTGAAGCTAGACGCTGACGGCAAGGCAAACAGGGAACTGGTCTACGTTACGAACTACGTTGTCGGCTACACCGACTCACGCAAGACCATGCCAAGCATGACGCTCAAGCAAGCAATCGATGCCTTCGGTAAGAAACGCACAGAACGCTCACGCAATGAGGAACTGGCTGTCAATGCGGGCAAGGCAAAGTTCCGCTACCACATCAGTCGCCCTGAGAAATCAGATGGCAAGAAGCCTGCTGTGAAGTTCACCCCTGCTCAGAGACAGGCTTGCGACAATGCTTTGGCATCTTTCCCTGCTACCAAGCTCGCAGATCAGATCAAGATGTTGCGTGCTTACCTGACTTCTTTAGAAGCTCAATAATCTGGGGAGACTTTCTCCCCGATTCTCCAGATCACCGCACGAGAGAGGCTTGTGCGGTGTTTCTTTTCCTGTCCAATCAATAATCTCAAGGAGAGCATCATGAGCAAAAAAAACCTGTATCTCATCAAACAACTTATGTTCTACGCATATCGTGAGGCGTGTCGTAACAATCGCCCCATGTCAATCATCATTCGTTGAAAGGAAAACATCATGCCAACTCGTGACATATTCAACTACTACATCCGCCTTCGTGACGTACAACTCATGTGCTTCCAGCGCAAACGCAAGGCATGGGCAAAGGCAATGGGCGAACAGCTCAAAGACTTGCGTGATGAATACCCCCACCTCAAATCGTACGACTAAGGAGAACAGCAATGAAATTGCCATCAATCAAACGCTTGGCTCAAGACTCCGATCTTGCGCTACTCACAGTTCTAACACTCATCTTCGCCCCCATCATGGATGACGAAGGTCTTGCGTGGACACACTTGTTAGCCAACACCCTTAACGCAAACGACTACGACTACGTTGAATTCAACCTAGGGAGAATGTAATGCGTAACTTAATCCAACCCATCACCAAGGAAGTGGGCATCATCACCATCAGAGGGCGTGACTACCATATGCAGACCATCAGCTATGGCTCACAGCATCAGGTTCATGTATTCCGCAAGGGTGCATTGCATCTGCGTGGTCTTGTGTTCAACACACAGCAGGAATATGAGGCGTGGCGCAATGGAATGCATCAACTCGACCTACCATTTGGGGAGACTTTCTCCCCATCTGCACTATAGTGCGAGATTATTGAGGCAAAAAACCAGTCACAGCCAAATGTCCGACACTACAACCCGTGAACTAAGATGCGTGTAACCCCGCAACCCGCATCCACGCTAGCGTTCCGCAAAAACTGTCCTATCTATCTATCTATTTAATATATATTTATATATAGAGATGTATGTATCAGGGGGTGAGCATTTTCTTTTGCTTAAAGACTTTCTTTTTTAAGCTGGCGTTAGCAATCCCCAAACAAGATAGATACATCGGACACTTTTCGTGCTAAGCTAGCATTGGTGCGGGTTTAGAACCTACACGCTTCTTAGTCACAGCCCTGTAGTGTTGGACATTTGTCCGACCCTCACTTTTGGAGTCAATAATCTCATGTACGAAACATACCTCAAACTCTCAGCCAACGAGCTACACAACCGCTTAACCGAGCGCAAGATGCACCCATCTGAGGTGGAACGCATCAAAGCAGAGGTGGCTGACCTCAAAGAAACCCTGCGTGTATCCAAGATCACACGCACCCAACGCAAGGCAGAGTGGGACAAAGTGCTGCAACCCCTGCGCTACGAGATCAACAACGCCCGTGTTGGCATGAGATACGGCGGGGAGAAAGTCTCCCCAGAACGGGTGCTAGCTTTCAGCGAGTACATCAGGGTCATGGAGAAGCTCTTAGCCATGCTCGATGCACCATTCAAAGCGCTTGACCACACACCCATACAGATAGCCCGTGACAAGGGCTTGCCCAACGATGGCGAGCATTGGACTGACTGGATACCCGCTAGGGTCAAAGACAAGGTGTCCCTGTTGTTCGATGTTGTACCCATCACACCAAGGGGCAAGCGCAAGACACCCTTCCAACGCACGATGCTTCCTGACCAATTTAATAAAGCAAAAACCAGATTATTGACCAAGACCAAGCGAGAGCTTGAGACGCTGATGCGTCAAGCGGATATCAACCCGACAGTAGCACGCTTAGACAAGATAACCAAAATGAAGCGAGCCATTAAGATTATTGACACGCTAGACAAGAACGAAGCTGTGCCAGCCACATGGACAAAACTAGCCCTAGGGGGGAACTGACGACTATCAACACTACTATCAACTCTTTCTTGGGGAGACTTTCTCCCCGAATGTTCGGCGTGTGGGCTACGCCGAGCACCATCCCGTTAGTGCCTAGAGTATTTAAGGAGAAGCATCATGACGTATGCAGACGCAGCAAAAGCGTGGATACAAAACGCACCAGAGGCGGACATCCATATTGGGCGGTTCACGCTCAAGTTCTACTTCACAGCCAACAGAGATTGGACTTGGTGTTGGGACTTTAAGCGCTGGCTCACGCCAGACGAGTACAGAGGCTCGCCTGAGCATAACTACCTCGACAGGATCCTCGACGGCTTAGACGTTAGTTATAACGAGATCGAGTTCATCGACCGATTGCAAGAAGCAATGCAAGCCAAACCATTTAACCAAGGAGAAAGCTATGAAATCTAAACACATAACGAACGTAGAGCTTATCAACAAGCTCATGACGCACTCACAGCAGGGCGTACTAATGCAAGCGTTCATCATCGAGGCTATTGCTAAGTACGCAGAGCAGACTAAGGTGTCACCGCCTTGGTCAAAGGACAACACATTCATAAGCGAGGAATCGTGGCGTGCGTGTGCTGACGAGGCAATGGAAGCAATCAACAACAGGAGTAAATGAAATGAACACAACTAAGTCAACCATCTACTGGAGGGACATCAAGTCTCAAGACGAAATCAATGGGCGCTGGGTTATCGAAGCGATAGGCGGCACTTTGGTCGCCGACAGCGCACCAGTTAGCACAGACGAGAGTCTGACATTCACCGCACCCAACGGCAAACGCTACTGGGACACAACAACCCACTCACAGTGGACACCAAGAACTTAAGGAGTAAGTAATGAGAGTAATCCGTATTCGTATACACGGGAGATACACAGCCCCATTCAATAACCCGTTCACGGCTAACGCCTTAGTCATACCGCCCGAGTTATCCGACTCGATGCGTGACGAGGTGCTGAAGAAGTATCACGACACGTTCTACGTGTTCAATGCAGGTGACCCAATCGAAGGTGAGCATCGCACTTTCGAGGTGGATTCGTTCGATGTAATAGATGACATGGAGGTAGCCCTAGCCTGAGCAACAGGCGCTGTTAGTAACAAGCGCTCCGATAGGAGTGCGTGTCGGGGAGAATTTCTCCCCATTTTTTATACATCAAGGAGAAACATATGTTTCAAATAACTAGATTCGTGATGGAAGATTTCGTTGACTCACTCGATCAGATCATTTATATCGTGTCACTCAACAAGCGGTACATGGTGTACAACGCCTCTCGTAGGCGTCTTGTCTACTCAGAGTTGCAGCACATGGATGCAGGTCAAGCGCCACTCGATCTGATCACGACCAGCAACCTGTCTGTGTGGACTCGTACCTCACGCTATCGTGTCAACCCCGATGAGAATCTTGCACCCCGTGCTATGACCTATCGAGAGGCTGTTGACGAGAGTCGTGATCGCTACGATATACATCAGATGATGCGCCGTCTGTTGCTGCCCGCTAGCATCGACAATAGTAGGCTTGATCGCACTGAGCGCAACCTGTTGATCCATAGGGTAGATCGTGTCATTGAGGGGTATGCAAGAAAGCGTGACCCCAATGCGGACTCACCGCCTAACCCATGCGCTCAGTTCAAGGGCTCGTGGTACTACGGAAGCAGCGTTCTTCCATTCGCCCTTGCTCGCAAGACGTATCGTGACTTCGGTCACTTGGTTGCTCGTGCCAAGGCAGGTGATGAGTCCATCACGAACGATGATCTTCGCTCTACGTTCTTCAACATAGCCAATCGTTACAGCGATGCTAGTCTTCCCGTTTCGAGTGCGTTCCGTGTTATCTCGGATATGGGCGACATGGACATTGTGCATTGCGACTGCGGTCACTACGAGGACAGCAACAACACACACGATGTGCGTAACGATACGTGGTGTGACTCGTGCTTCGATGATGACGCTGTGTACTGTGAGGACAATGGCGAGTACTGGCCCCGTGACGATGCGTACTACTCTGAGTCTCGTGATGCCTACTACTCGTATGATCGTGACAGCGAGGACGACGATGATGACGATGACGATGAGGAAGATCGTAACCAGCCGATCATGTCGTACTGTACCAACGTGCTTCATGTCCTTGACTACCCCTCTGGCATCACGTCGTCTCACTTCGGTGAGTTCACGATGGGCATCGAGCTTGAGATGACGTCCGGCGATCACGACAGCAACGATGCCGCTGAGTCTGTGCGTAGCCGTCTTGGTTCCGCATACTGCATCATCAAGAGTGACGGCTCGCTTCCACACAACGGCTTCGAGGTCGTGACTTCACCGCAAGGTCTAGCCAAGCACATCGAGGTGTTCAAAGCGTGGGAGATTGACCCCGCCTATCGTGCATGGAACACAGGCAAGTGCGGTATGCACGTACACATTGACTCTCGTGCCTTCACGCAGTTGACTGTTGGCAAGTTCTTGATGTTCATCAACAGCAGTGGCAACGTCGACTTCATTCGTAAGATTGCAGGTCGTCACCCATCTGTCGATGACCAAGCTCGTAGCTACTGCGCCGCTGAGCATCAGTCCATACTTACCAACCCCAAGACTGCGGTCAAGGGTAAGTCAGGTGAGCGCTATCGCATGGTCAATATGTGCAACCTCGGCAGTCGTGAGGCTAGGCGTCTTGGTCTTAGCATGGACAACAGCTACAACGGCAAGTACAACACTGTCGAGTTGCGTATCTTCCGTGCTTCGCTCAAGAAGGAGCGTCTGCTTGCGCAGATCGAGTTCACTCATGCGGCTGTCATGTTCTGCCGTGTCGCATCGTGGCGTGATCTCAATGGCACATCGTTCGTCAAGTGGCTCAAGACTGTAGCGGGTCAGTACCCTGCGCTCGTCAAGTGGTACGGCGTGCGCAATGTACATACATCTGTGCCTACTGTTACTGCGCCAGCGCAGGACACTTGTGCTGATGCTGTGCCTCTTGCCCCTTCCGCAGAGTCTCGCTATGCCCACGGGCATGACCATCGCTATATGTTCCAGATACCTTATGAGGATGGCTATGGTATGCGTAGCTACGCTAACAACTACGGGCTTCACTTCACCTTCTTCAGGGTGCTTGGCTTGCAGTTGGCTGTGTTCCCGTACGGGGGCAACGATGAGCACATCAGCGATATCGATGTGATCTATGTGCGTGACGGCGATGTGTGGCGTCTGCAAGAGGACAGCTTCAACGAACTGATTGTGGGTCACAACCCTGTGTCAGCTAACTCAGTTACCGAGTAATCATCAACAACCAAACGGGGAGTAACTCTCCCCGATCTTTTACATCAAGGAAATTTATTATGTGTCTTATTATTACTGGTCAGTCTTCCAAAGTTCGTTCCACATTGCTCGATACACACGGGCTACTGAGCGATATCTTTACCTCCAATCCTGACGGCATCGGCTTTATGTACGGCACTGCCAAGGGACTGAAGGTTACCAAGACTCTGCCTAAGAATCTCGGCGATGCTACTGCATTCATTCAGCGCCTGCCCAATGACGATCGTGAGATTGCCATTCACTTCCGCTGGACTACGCACGGCAAGACCGATATGCTCAACTGCCATCCGTACGATGTGATTCCGGGCTTCATCGCCATGATGCACAACGGCGTGTTGCACACAGGCAATGCTGCTGACAAGAACAAGTCAGACACATGGCACTTCATCAATGACTACTTGCACACTGCTGTGTCGTCTGCACCTGACCTTGTGTATGACACGGGCTTCGTGTCTATGATGGAGGAGTTCATTGGCAACAATCGCTTCGTGTTCATGAATGGCGAGGGTCGTATGCAACACGTCAACTTCGATCAGGGTATCGAGCATGATGATCTGTGGTTCAGCAATACCTATGCGTGGTCACCATCACGTCTTATACCCAGCTACAAAAGTGCGACTCTCAAGTCATACAACTACAAAAGCTCGTACGGCAGCTACATGGACGACGAGTACGACGAGATGTACGACTACAACGCAAGCTTCGGCATCTATCCCCGAAGTGTCAGCGCACACAGCGCCAACTACGACGAGACAGCGCATGACTTTCCCGATGCTGAAGATGGTTTCATTCGCCCTGAGCTTGATGATCTTGCTACTGCTCTGACCGAGTGTGACATTCAGACTATGGAGATATGGCTTGAGGAGATGCCTGCGTACACGATCACTACGCTACTGCATGCTTTCGAGGCATCAGCACTTGACTACTCGCCTCGTGCTGATCTGTGTGTACCTGATCAGCTTATCTATGATATGTTGATCGAGGGTGATGCGTCTGGTCTCATCAGCTATGCGACCAAGTCTTACTCTGCGTCAAGCAGTATTGCCGAGGTCATCTGCTACTACACGCAGTGGGATGTACGCAAGCCCGTGTCGTTCAAGCCAACATTGCCTGCACTGTTGACCTGATGTGTAGCGGGGGCTAACCACCCCCGCATTTTTAAGGAGGATGTATGAAGAAGACTGGATGGGATCCACCTGCGCTGATGCAGGATGACAACGCACAACTGAGCCAATGGTTTGCTACACGCCCTGATGCACGCTATGTTTTTATACGTAATCAAAGGAGAGAGAAGATGAAATATGAAGTACAAGTAGTTATGTCCTACTGGCAAACCATAAATGTGGAAGCCGACGATGCGGAAGACGCCAAGTACAAAGCGTTTGAAGCTTTTGACATTACCAAAGCCGACATTGGTGAGGGTGAGGCATACAACATAACACTGCTTGACAAGGTGCAGTACGTAGTAAGAAACCACAACCACACAGTACTTGGTGTGTTTGACAACGAGCATGACGCTGAGAAAGATGCCATAGAGTATCGATACCAAACAGGCAATCCCGCCTATGTAGACAAGGAGCACGAAGATGAAAGTTAAAGAACTGATTGGGTACTTGAAACAGTGTGACCCAGAGACGGAGGTGTACACCTTCAACGACCATGAGATACACGAGATCGAGTGCGTCGATGCAAGCATCACCGAATGGGTACACCTCAACTTAGGAGAGAAACAATGATGACTGGATGGGAGAAAATAGAAAGAGTAGTACTTTTGTTATCGGTGATTGTACTAATACTGGATCTTTTATACTGGAGACCCTATTGACAACTGTCTACTCTTGGACAAATAATATTCATTCAAGGAGAAACTAATGAACAACACACCCTACGACACAGGTAAGGTCAAGATCGGCTTGACCTACGTACCCCCACCCCCTGCATCTACGCCTGAATCCGACTGGATACAGTGCATATTGCTTGGCGACAAGCCGGGGATGGATGACCTACTACTCACCACAATACAGTCCATCGGACTCATTGCTTTTATCGTTATCGTCATGCTACTAACAGGAGGAACCTCAAATGCCTGACATGCAAACCGCCCTTAAAACCGCACTGACCCGCACCTTACAGGAGTGGGATGACGATGGGGAGACTTTCTCCCCACCTTCTACTATCAACACTACTATCAACAACTCTGTACCAACACCTTCTCAGGAAATTCCCATGAAGAAAACATTCAACATCTCCAACAACATCTCACGAGTAACCTTTGACTACATCAAGAACAATCCCGGCTCCACACGTAAGGAGATCATCGAGGCTCTTGAACATCAGGGGTTTGCAGGCGGGTCAACATCGAGCCTGATTGCGCAGATGAGACGCAACCAAATGGTTCATGAAACCAACAACGCATACTACGCAGACATACCCGAGTACCGCCCAATCAAGTCACTCAAAGCGCTCAAGAAGATGGAAGCCCCGATAGCACCACCCAAGCGCAAGTACGAGAAGAAAGCCGTGACAGGCATCGGTGCGTTGCTACGAGAGAAGCTTGAGAATACGCCTATGCCTAGCCAAGATGCGCTTGATGCTGCTGCTTACGCTATGGGCGGGCATACGCCTAAACGAATGATCTCGCTTGTGCGTGTCAAGTCGCCCGAAGATATCTTAAAAGACATGACTGTGTATCAGGCACACGACTTGTACCGCCACCTTAAAGAAATGTTTGGAGGTTAAGATGCAAGATAAAAATACACCAGCATTCCCGTTCGTTGCAAAGGATCACACAGGCACGATGATAAACATGGGCATGACCCTGCGTGATTACTTTGCGGCCAAGGCTTTGCCCAGTGCGGTGAAGCTTAACTCACAGCAGTACGACAGGGAACTTGGTAAAGCATGGTTTTGGGACGATGAAGAAGACGCCGCGTTTGCCGCAAACGTTGCGTATCAATTAGCAGACGCAATGATGAAAGAGAGGCTGAAATGAACCCGACTCAACTGCAAGCCGAACTGATTGAGGGTCTGACCCAAGAGATATGCAAGACTATTGAAAATTACGAAGGCTCGATACACGCTTCAACTGTGCTGGGCGTGTTGGACATAGTAAAGCACTGCATACTTATGGAAATCATGGAGGAAAATAATGAGTGACGCAAGTTTTAACAAAGAAGACTTTGACCGCATCTTTAGTATGCCCAAGAATGAGATCAAAGAAGACTACCCAATGATACGCAACGCTGTGCTTGAAGAAGTGGCGCAGGAGTTCGATGCCATGCGCATTGCCTTTGGTGACACAGCCCATAGCTTTGCCACGTATGTGAGGGACATGAAATCATGAAAGGCAACGGACTTTTTAATGTGCTGGAGAGCAACAGTTTTGCAGTTAGTCCACAGCAGCATTTTGCAAAGTGGGCAAGCCGACAGGGGTTGCTGTGTTGGAAGTGTCAGAAAACCAAACCCCGTCAAGGCGGCTCAGAAAAGATGATGGCAGGGTTTACCAACAGCTTGCGCAGATTCATCTGCCAAGATTGTATTGAAGCTAAACAAAGGAGTATTGCGGCATGCCAAGACCCAAGCCCCCCGAACCCATAACTTTTAGGAACATACGAATGTCTGACAGGCAGTGGATCATATTCAACCAACTTGGCGGTGCTGAGTGGTTGCGTACGTTTCTTGAAAAGAAAGCACCAATGCCCAAACAGTACTACGACAACGAACTGGCACGTCTGCAAAACCCTGCCGATGCTGTATTCTTAAACAGAAAGAGAGAAATCAATGACTGAGATATACCATGTCCCAGACGCCTGAATGGAAAGTAAAGAAGGCGGTACGGCTGTTGCTCGACAGGCTAGGCGTGTACCACTTCATGCCCCCTGCTAACGGCTTTGGCCGTGCAGGGATACCCGACATCGTTGGCTGTATGGACGGACACTTCATCGCCATCGAGTGCAAGGCCGGTAAGGGCAAGACCACTGCGCTACAGGACAGAGAACTCAACGCTATCCTCAATGCAGGCGGCACTGTGTTCATTGCCCGTGAGCACAACATACCAGACCTAGAACTATTACTGAAGGAGAAACGAGATGAACTACGAGGACTTTGACGGCTCCATGTCTGAGGCAGAACTGCACCGCAGGGTTCAAGCCATGTCAGACGATGAGCAAGCCCACTTCAAGCTACTGATTCACAAGCTGGTGATGTGCTACGGCGAAGGCAAGGCGCAAGGGATTGTTATCATTGGACGCGCTGAAGATGCGCTGGCAGGAGTCGTCACCCTAAACTGTGATGAGATGGAGGCGTCGCAACTCATGTTGGCGGCAAACGATTTTTTCGGCTTTCTAAACGTCCTCGACGCACCGCCCAAGGAGCAATTTAATTGACACAAGATGAAATCATTGAGATGCTTGCCAAAGTCTATGGTGTTGCATGGACTAGCAAGGCACAACTTAGAGACTTGACCGCCTTTGCCAAGCTAGTAGCACAGCATGAGCGTGAGGCGTGTGCAAGGGTGTGTGAGTTGATGTGGCACGAATGGTTGGACTCGCCCGAAGAGAATGAGCCAAACAAACCTGATGCAGAAGACTGCTACAGAGCCATCCGAGCAAGGGGACAAGCATGAGTTACATCATTGCATCGTTGCCACCCATCAAATGTTTTGTGCGCAAGGAATTTCTTTACAACTTTCAAAAGGGTCATGGCGAGTTGGAGCCTGCGGTTTGGGTAAGCCTCAAAGCATTGCGCGGTCAAGTGTTTCGCATTGAGTCTTTGCTCCCTGCCTATGGTGCGCTGTACGACAAGCTACCTATCCACGCTTATGTGTGGCAAGAGGAGCATGGCAATCTGCCAGTTGATACTTTGCAATTGTGGGACTGCATGGGCTACCGATTCACCATCCTTGAAAAGATTGGCCTTCGCAACCTTGGTGTAAAGTTTCTTGGCAAAGACAAGGAGTGGCACTTTGGGCGCTATTTGTTTACGGTGGACTTCTGTGCTGACGGCATGGACTTGGACACGGGTTTTACTGAGCAGGCCGAAGAACATAAGTCTTTTAACTGGATTGCTTTGGACAACGGTCAGTTTGCTTGCCAGCCCAACAACCGATGCCTTTGGTATGACCAGAGCCTGATCCCTGCTGAGACAAAGTTCCCTGACTTTCAAGCTGCACGGTCTTTGTGGACGGTTGACGGCACGCGCAAGTGGTCTGCTGGCGATGATTGGTTTTACGACATAAAGGAGAAGAATGAGCGCACCATATAAACAGATCATCACGATCGACTTCGAAACCTACTGGGACACCAAGGAAGGTTACACACTCACCAAGATGACAACCGAGGAGTACATACGCCATGATAAATTTAGAGCGTTCGGAGCTTGCGTCCATGTATACGGAAGCGATGAACCAACTAGATGGGTTAGCGCAGAGGGACTACGTGAGTACTTCAATGGTGTCGATTGGGGACGAACCGCAGTGCTTGCACATAACGCACAGTTCGATGTATCCATTATGGAGTGGGTCTACGCTGTACATCCAGCCTTTATCTTCGACACCTTATCAATGGCGCGAGCTTTACGGGGCGTGGAAGTTGGCAATTCCCTCGCTAAACTTGCAGGCGATTTTGGCCTTCCCCCCAAAGGGGATGCCGTATATTCGACGAATGGACTGGTGGAGCTTACGGACAAGATCGAAGAAGAGTTGGCCGCTTACTGCGCGCACGATGTATTTCTCTGCGAACAAATCTTCGGGCGACTTATTCGAGATTACCCGTCCAAGGAACTTCGGCTCATCGACATGACGCTAAAGATGTACACACGCCCTGTGCTGCAGCTTGACCCCAACATGCTGACTGACGCCATACTAGATGAAAAGGAAAAACGTGAAGCCCTATTACAAAAGCTCGGCGTGGATGAAACTGCACTGGCATCGAACCCGCAGTTTGCTGCACTACTTGAGAAACTCAATGTGGTTCCGCCAACCAAGGTCAGTAAGACGACGGGGAAGCAAACACTTGCCCTCGCTAAGAACGATGCCCTATTTCAAACGCTACTCAACAGTGAACGTGAAGACGTTGCCCTACTTTGTGAAGCGCGTCTTCGGGTTAAATCGACCACTGAGCGAACCCGCGCCCAAAGGTTCCTTGACATCAGCAAACGCGGAGCCTTGCCTGTCCCACTCTCCTACTACGGGGCGCAGACTGGCCGGTGGACAGCAAGCAAAGGCTCGGCCATCAACATGCAGAACCTCAAGCGAGGCTCATTCCTACGCAAAGCGATAATGGCTCCCGAAGGGCATCAGCTTGTTGTTGGTGACCTCTCGCAGATCGAGCCGCGAGTCCTTGCGTGGCTTTCTGACTACACAGACATGCTCGGTATCTTCAGCGCTGGCGGTGACCCTTACGCCGCGTTCGGTGCGCAGATGTTCAACATCCCCGGCTTATCTAAAGAAAGCCACCCTGACTTACGCCAATCGGCCAAGAGCGCGTTGCTCGGGTGCGGCTATGGGTTGGGTTGGGCATCCTTTGCGTCTCAACTCACAACAGGATTTCTGGGTGCACCGCCGGTACGCTACGAAGCGGATTTTGCGCGGCAACTTGGCGTAAGCAAGAAGAAGGCGATCGAGTTCCTGAGTTGGCAAGACACCGAAGCCAAGCTTAGGGATATCCCGCACACCTGTAGCCTGTACGAGTTAGCCATGCATGCCGTAGCGTCCAAGCGCATCATTGATATCTACAGAGCTACAGCGTACCCTGTTGTGGGCTTTTGGCAGATGTGCGAGAGACAGATTGAGTCGGCTTTGTACTATGGCAAAGACTACACATACAAGTGCTTGACGTTTCGCAAGGGTCGTATAGAATTACCCAATGGAATGAGCTTGCACTACCCCAATCTGAGACGAGAGAAGGATGAGAAGGGTAGAGACCAGTGGGTTTACGGCGCCGATGCAACCAAGTTGTATGCAGGCAAGGTAACAAACAATGTCACGCAAGCGCTGGCGCGTATTGTGATGACTGACGGAATGCTACGGGTATCCAAAAGATACTTCATAGCAGGCACAGTGCACGACGAATTGATCGCTGTTGTACCTGATGCCGAGGTAGAGGAAGCTAAGACTTGGGTCTTGGCGCAGATGACTATGGAGCCAAGCTATATGCAAGGCATACCATTGTCCGCTGACGGTGGCGCGCACCGTCGTTATGGGTTAGCAAAAAACTAGGAGAAGCAGTATTGAGGTTACCAACAAAAATAAGAGTAGGTAGGCGGTGGTATAGCGTGGAAGTCATTGAGGCTATGATTGATAAGAGCTATGTGGGGCGTGTGCATTATGACGCTCAACACATTCGTATCGGTACACGCGACCACTCAGGCAAGCCGTTTACAAAGCACGAAGTCGGCGACACATTCTGGCATGAGCTTACGCATGCAATCCTGCATGACATGGACAGCCCCTTGTATCGTGACGAGCGCTTTGTATCTGCGTTTGCAACACGGCTTAACAAAGCCATTAACACAGCGAAGTTCGAATGAAAAAACCAGCATGGTCACACAGCAGCCTCAAAGATTTTGAGGGTTGCCAACGCAGGTATCACGAGGTCAAGGTCTTGAAGAAGTACCCCTTCCAAGAGACTGAGGCCACGCGTTACGGCAATCAGGTGCATGAAGCTATTGAACACTACATCAGAGATCAAAAGCCTATACCGCCTGAGTACGAGCAGTTCCAGCCTGTGGTGGACGCCATGCTCAAGAAGCCCGGAAGAAAGCTAGCAGAGTACGAGATGGCGCTACGCGCTGACCTTACGCCTACTAACTGGAAAGCACCTGATGTTTGGGTGCGGGGCATTGCTGACATTCTGATCGTTGACGATGAGAACCTTACGGCATGGGTGGGAGACTGGAAGACCGGCAACAACAAGTACCCCGACAGGGATCAGCTTGTGCTTATGTCGCTCATGGTGTTCCAGCACTTCCCGCACATACGTAAGGTTAACTCAGCGTTGCTGTTCATTGTGAAAAATGATATGGTCAAGATGCAGATGACACGCGATCAATCTGAAGCCTTCTGGTGGAAGTATCGTGAGCGTACTGCGCGTCTTGAAGCATGCTTCGAGAACGAGGTATGGAACCCCAATCAAACCCCACTTTGCGGATGGTGTCAGGTCACCGGATGCGAGTTCAACCCTAAGCATTAGGAACAGTCATGGCCACAAGAAACTATTCGTCAGAGTACGCTAATTACCAAGGCAAACCCGATCAGATCAAGAAGCGAGCAGAGCGCGTTAAGGCTCGTCGCATGATGGAGAAGACGGGGTCGGCCACCAAGGGTGACGGCAAAGATGTGGATCACATCAAGCCCATGCGCGCAGGTGGCACATCAGCCAAAGGTAACTTGCGTATGCGTAGCAAATCTGCCAACAGAGCAGACAATAAATAATCCTCGGAGAAGCAATGGAAATTGTAGAAGACAGAGCACTTATCTTACGAACAAGGAACCCGCACAAATACTCAATCATCCCTAAGAGCAAAGCCATGCTTCGTGCAGACGGAGGCTACGACGTTGCTGTGTACTGGGGTCTTGATGAAGCGCGGGTCTTGCGTAACCTAGGTGTTAAGGATGTGCCATCGCCTATCACTAGGCGCTATGACTGGCCGGGGCGTTACACACCCATGGCTCACCAGATAGAGACTGCTGCGTTCTTGACGCTGTACAGGAGAGCATTCGTGTTCTCCGAACCCGGCACTGGCAAGACGCTATCTGCTCTATGGGCGGCTGACTACTTGATGAAACTCAAGAAGGTGCGAAGGGTTCTGATCCTGTGCCCCTTGTCCATCATGCACAGTGCATGGATGGGCGACATCAACAATAGCATCATTCATCGCTCTGCCGTTATCGCGCATCATGCTCAGGCTAGTCGGCGCATCGAGATGATTCAGCGAGATTACGAAATTGTAATCACGAATTACGAAGGTCTTAACTTGATCGCCAATGAGGTTGTTAACGATGGCCGCTTTGACCTTGTGATTGTTGACGAAGCCAACGCATACAAGACACCCACGACACGCAGATGGAAGTCGCTTAACTCAATCCTTACGCCAACCACATACCTGTGGATGATGACGGGCACGCCTGCTTCGCAGTCGCCTGTCGATGCTTACGGCTTGGCTAAGTTGGTTAACCCTGATGGCGTGCCAAAGTTCTTTACTGCATGGCGAGACAAGGTGATGAACAAGATCACGCTGTTCAAGTGGGCGCCAAAGCATGATGCCAAGGACAAGGTACACGAGGCTCTCCAGCCAGCGATACGCTACACCAAAGCACAGTGCCTAGACTTACCCCCTGTCATTACCATGACGCGTGAGGTGCAGTTGACCCCACAGCAAGCCAAGTACTACAACATGCTCAAGGAGCGCATGCTGGTGCAAGCCGCAGGCGAGACCATCACGGCAGTTAACGCTGCAGCCGGTGTGTCCAAGCTCTTGCAGATCAGTTGTGGCGCGGCCTACACAGACGACAAGGAAGTTGTTGAGTTTGACTCAGCGCCTCGCTTGGCTGTGCTGGAGGAGATACTGGAGGAGACTGATCGCAAGGTCATCATCTTTGCTTTGTTCCGAAGCACCATCGACACCATCAGCACGTACCTTACCAAGAAGGGCATTGTCAATGAGTGCATCCATGGGGATGTAACGCCTAGCAAGCGTGGGCAAACGATCAATCGCTTCCAGACTGAGGCTGACCCTAGGGTGTTGGTCATGCAACCCGCGGCATCTGCGCACGGCATCACGCTGACTGCCGCTGATACTGTGGTGTTCTATGGGCCACTCATGAGCGTGGAGCAGTACATCCAGTGCTGTGCCCGTGCTGACCGCAAGGGGCAGGACTCAGATAAAGTTACTGTGATCCACATTCAGGGTAGCGCTATCGAGAAGAAGATGTTTAGTGCGTTGGCAGGGAAAGTTAGCGATAACTTACTTTTGACCGACATGTTCGAGACTGAAATTAAATCATGAAAGGGGGTTGCAAGCGATTGAATTACATGTAAACTGTCCAACCTTAGACAATAATTAAACAGGAGAAGCAAGTGTCAGAAGACTTAGTACCGCTAGACAAACTAGCAAAAATCTACCGCAAACTGCGTAGCAAGATTGCCGACCTAACCCAAGAGTACGACACGCAAGTCGAAGTACTCAAGGCGCAACAGGACGAGATCAAGAACGCAATGAAAGACCAGATGAAGACGATGGGCGTCACATCTGTACGCACTACCGAGGGCACTGTCGTGCTGTCTGTAAAGACGCGTTACTCCACCCAAGACTGGGACGAATTTAAGAAGTTCGTCATAGCCCACGAAGCTATTGAGCTCTTGGAGAAGCGCATCGCACAGACCAACATGAAGCAGTTCTTGGAAGAAAACCCCGGGGTCGTACCGCCCGGACTCAACTCAGCCTCTGAGTATGACATCTCTGTACGTAAACCAACTTAAATGGAAATCAAATGAGCAATATTGCAATGTTCAACCCTTCAAACGTGCCAGCCTTCGCTAAGAACGCGGCTCTCTCAGCAACTACTTTGGCCTTGGCTGGTGGTGTACCCACTGGTGGCGGCATGAAGCGCGTCTCTATCAAGGGTGGCGTGTTCCGCTTGCTTGCTGGCGGTAAAGAAGTAGCGGCTATCGATGAGCGCTTCTTGGATGTGATCGTGGTCAAAGCTGCCCCCAAGGTCAGCCGTATCTTCTACGCAGGCTCCTACGACAAGGACGCGGCGGCTGCACCCCCTGACTGCACCTCTGGTGATGGTGACAAGCCTGATGCAGGCGTGAGGAACCCGCAGGCTTCTAGCTGTGCCGCTTGCCCACAGAATATCGCTGGGTCAGGCAACGGCAACAGCCGCGCTTGCCGTTATCAACAGCGCTTGGCTGTGGTCTTGGCTAACAACCCTGAAGGCGATGTATTGCAGGTAACCCTGCCAGCCACATCCATCTTCGGCAAAGAAGAAGGCGACAAGCGCCCCTTGCAAGCCTACGCCCGTGCTATGGCGGCTCAGACCCCTCCTGTTAACTTGGACTCCATCGTGACCCGTATGAAGTTTGACACCAAGGCTGAGTCACCCAAGCTGATCTTCGCCCCTGTGCGTTGGTTGACTGATGACGAGTACGAGATTGTGCAGACACAAAGCACATCCAAGGATGCTGAGAAGGCTGTGTCTTCAACCCCTGCCGCTGTGGATGGCGTTACTGCCCCTGCTCCATTGGCTATTGAAGGCAAGCGCCCTGCGGCTAAGCCTATGGGTGAGATGCTGGACGAAGACGAGGCCGAAGCTATGGCTGAAGTCAAAGCCGCCAAGCCCAAGAAAACCAAGGCTGTTGAGGTGGAGGCTGAAGAGGAGCCAGAAGTCCGTAAAGCTCCCGCCAAAGTGGAAGCCGCCCCAGCTAAGAAGAACAAGCTGGCCGACATCGTTGCTGATTGGGACGATGAGTAAGCACACAGGGGGCTTCGGCCCCCTTTAAAAAACATGGCCTATTCACAAAAAATCATTGACGAAGTAGCAAAGACTCCCAAGTCTCTGGGCAACCAGCTTGGGCGTTGGGCGATCCACCATGACTTTCCGGTCACAAAGATTGCCTATGCTCTCGGCGTCTCCCGACAAACTGTTTACAACTGGTTTACAGGCACGGAAGTGTTTGTGGCCTATCGTGACCGCGTCGAATTCTTAACTCACATAATGAAGACCTCTCACTCAGCAGACGAGGCATGGAGAAAAATATGTACGGAATACAACCTCGATCCCTCACCACGCAAGAGCTAATCCGCTTTAGCGCAGAACTCATGGAGTTGGACGCAGGCATGCCCAAAGAGTGGCAACTAGAAGTTCTTAGACGCTTAACTGTGATGGCGCCCCCTGACGGAGCCGAAACTAAAGACGCACGCCAACTCGAACTCTTCTGACCGCAAGGACTTAAATGACTCCGCTTGAGTTTTTAGCGGTTGTTCTGCCGCCGCCAGAATTTGGTCGGTACTGCGTAGCAGAACTAACTAGGACGAAAGAGCATGTGTTTGTTGACGCGCTCGATCAGACCACAGCACCAATTAAAGGTTGGCATGACAGCAAGTTAGATGTTTACTTCGCCTTGGCTACCTTTGGCAAGGAAGACAATCGGCAAGCTACCAACGCAAGGTTCGTGAAGTCCCTGTTCATTGACATGGATGGATACGCATCGAAGAAAGATGCCGCCCTTGCGCTCAATGCGTTCTTGGAAAAGACTGGCCTCGATGCCTTGGGTACGCCCTACGTAGTCGGCTCTGGTGGTGGGTTGCACTGCTACTGGCCGCTACTTACTGCCGTTCCTATTGACTCGTGGAAGCCGGTGGCCGAGAACTTCAAACGCCTGTGCAAGCAGGAGAACATGGCTATCGACATGACCGTGACGGCAGATGCCGCCCGAGTCTTGCGTGTGCCGGATACAACCAACTTCAAGAAGAAGTACGCAACACCGCGCCCTGTACGCATACTGACTGAAGGCGATGTGTTTAGCTTCGAGGGGCTGGCAACTCTTATCCGAGAGAAACTGACTGGCTCAGTCTATGAGCCTGTGGCTATGCCATCACTTGACTTGCCCGGTCAACGGCCAGCCAAGGCAACGCCATCGGCTACGACAGTTAAGCTGTACGAGAACAGCATCACCAAGTTCAAACCGATATGGCTGGCTACGCAAAATGGCCGTGGCTGTGGTCAGTTAGCGCACTACGTGGAGCATGCAACCGAGGACGGCATGGAGCCGATCTGGAGGGGCTTGCTGTCATGGACTAAGGTTTGTGAGGACGGCAACAAGGCGGCTGTCTGGTTAAGCCAGATGCACCCCTACGAGCCTGAGCGCATGAACCAGAAGCTGCAAAGCATCAAGGGCCCATACCCCTGCGTCAAGATGGACTCAGAGAATCCCGGAGTGTGCCAATCGTGCTCACACTGGGGCAAGATAACCAACCCCCTGATCTTGGGGCGTGAGTTGTCTGTTGAGGTGGAAGAGAAAGAGATTGAGGTAAGGCTACCAAGCGACAGCACAGTTACCGCGAAAGAAGTCATCAAGGTAATGCGCCCAACACCGCCAAGGGGTTACGCCTACGGCACGAACGGTGGTGTGTTCATGGAGCGCACAGTAGAAGATGACGAGGGTGTTAAGTCCAAGAAGCAAGTGATGCTGTTGCCTTACGAGTTGTTTGTTGTGGACATCCTCAACAGCAACAACGACCACACTGTACACATGATTGCGCTTAGACCCGAAGGGGCACTAAATGTAACCATGCCGCAGAAGGCGGTGGTCAGCAAAGACGAAACGGTGAAAGCACTGGCAAGCCAAAACATAGTGGCGGCTTTTGGTGCCAACAATGACAAAAACTTATTTGAATATGTGAGGGCATGCGTGGAAGAATCTAGCACTAACAAAATACCAATCAAAGTTCCTGACAGCTATGGTTGGCAACCTGACAACTCGTATGTGTTTGCGGGTCGTATATTTACTAAGGGTAAACCCCCTGTCAAAGTCCCAATGCCGGGCTTGGAGAACATCACCAAGAACACCGAGCCGCGTGGCACTATGGAGCAGTGGCGCATCTTCATCGAGATGATGATTGCCAAGAAGATGTGGGATCACCTAGCTGTTTTGCTTGCAGGTGCTGGCGCACCTTTCATGCGCTTCACAGGCATCTACGGCATGACGTACCACTGTGCCAGTACCGAGTCTGGTACGGGTAAGACGCTTGCTCTGGAGGCTGCAGCCTCGGTCTGGGGACACCCCACCCACTACCGCACAGGCAAGAGCACATCTCCTGTGGCCATGCAACAACGCCTTGGACTACTCAACAGCCACCCGCTGATTACTGACGAGATCACATCCAAGAACCGAGACGACTTCGAGTGGTTGCCTGAGTTCCTACTGGACATGACCGAGGGTCGGGGCAAGGAACGTATGGAGTCTGGCTCCAACAAAGAGCGCTTGAACTTGTCCACATGGATGACCAACGCCCTGATGTCGTCTAACACCCACATCGTGGACTACTTGACTGGTGGCCGTACCCATTCATCTGAGGGTGAACTGCGCCGCTTGCTTGAGTTCGTGCTTGAGGACGAGTTGTCTTGGGAGCCGCACGAGATCGAGATCATCAAGTCCTTACAGGCTAACTACGCCGTGGCTGGCTACGCTCTGTCTCAGTACCTTGCCGACAATGTGGATCAGTTCCCTAAGATGGTGGGCGAAGCCGTTGCCGGTATGTACACTGAGTTCAAGGCGACCAACGATGAGCGTTTCTGGATGGCAGGGGTTGGATGCTCTATATGCGCCCTCAAAGCGTTTAAAGAGCTAGGCGTGGTGGACATACCCTACCGCCACGTTCTGAACTCCTACAAGAAGGCTGTGGACTACATGCGAGCCAGTATGAAGAGCAGTGTGCGCACCGCTGTGGATGTACTGAACTCATACACCCGTGACAACTACGGCAGTTTCGTAGTGATTAAGCCTAGCAAGGGTGGCCTCATGGCTGAACTGGGTAACGGCAAGGATATCGATCTGACCATCACGCGCAACAAGGTGTTCGGTCGGGTGGAGCACGAGCCGATCCCCAACCACATCGATTACTTCATCGAGGAGCAACTGCTCAAGGCGTACTGCGCCACCATGAGCTTCGGGTACTCATCCTTTAAGCGCCAGCTTGAACAACTGTACAACGTAGAGTATCTTAAGAAAGATATGATGGCTAAGACCAAGGGGCCACAGATGCGGGTCACAGTTATGAAAATCAGACGCGAGATTATTGATGCCGATGAAGTACTCCTTACTGCGCCTTCCGTGGGAGAAAGTTGAAAAGGGGCAGGGGTTTTTTATACCCTGCCTCGACACCGAAGCCATGAAAGAGTGGGGCTTAAAGAAAGCCTTCTCCTTGCGGATACTAGATGCCCACGCTAGCGTGGGCATCCTTGACGGCAAACTAGGCGTTATGTTTTACCGCCGTCCCGTATCCGTTTCATAACTTTCTCAAACTTGTCAGCCACATCTTGACGAGCCGCGTCGATCTTATCCAACCTTGCCCGTTTCTCAGCCCCCGTCAAGTTCTGCATGTTATTGATGCGGTCAGCATCAGCGCGTAGTTTGCCCATGACGTTCTGGTAGTTACGTGCTAGGGCTGCTGATGCAACTAAAGCGCGGTTGTCTTCCAAGAAATCTTTGGCTGCTTGCCCCTGACCTTTCTTGCGCATGTCGTCATACGTTGCCTTGGCTTGCATAGATTCGCCTGCCATGCGGTACATGACATCAGAATCAGCGCCCCCGTATTTCTTTTGGAATGAACTGCCAATGAACGGCAGGTCTGAGACACGTTTCTCAACAGGTTCGCCACGAGTTTCCTTACGGAACAAGCCATCAGCCGCGCCCATAACAATCAGCGGCAACTGCCCAAAGTAACCTGTGGCAAGGTGTTCGATCTGCACAGGAGAAAACCCGGGCAACACTTTGCTCAGCATCTTAGCCGCTTCGGTCGTAGATTCAGAAAAACGCTGTTGTGGTGACAGCTTCAGCATACGTTCCGATTCAATAGCTGAGTCGTTAAAAAAGCGTTTGTTACTAAAAACTTCGTACGCCGGTTTAAAAACCTGCGGTACGCCTCTGGAACTGTAGCCGGGAACAGACTGCAAGAACATGTCACGCAGAGCTTGCAACTGCTGGACGCCATCAACTTCAGCTTTCATAGCGTCAGATGCGGCAACAGCCAAGGAGAAGAACCAGCCCGCCTCGTAAGGAATTGGTATCTTCAACGGCTCGGCAACGCCCGGCAACGGCACGAAGAAGTTGGTATAGCGATCCCTTGGCTTAGCGTTCTTGTAGTACTCATCGTCGTCCATAGCCATGGCGTAGACAATACCTGTGGCCACCAACAGCAGCGCGTTGTTAAAGAACTTCTGCTGAATCTGCATCTGCTCTTCAAACGGCATCTGGCCACGGGCTGCTTTGTACAGCACGTTCAAGCCTTGAATCTGTGCATTAAAGAACGGAATCAAACGGCTGGCGTACTGCACAGTAGGTGACAGACCGCGCTTGTAAAAGTTCATTGACTCGCGTACAGCCAAGTCAGCTTCCACTTCAGACAATCCGTTTTTACGGGCGTTCTCGTACACCAACGCACGGGTGGCAGCATCAGCACGCATTGCGTACCGGTCTGTTGCGGCAAACACTTTATCTAAAACGCTCTGGTCTTTACCGCTTGCCAACTGCAAAGCCATCTTAGCAACGTCGTCTGGGTCGCCAGTAAAGATACCGCTTTGGATCAGACCCTTCTTAATCATCTCCTCGTTAGTTGCGCTCTGTCCACGGCTAGAAGCTACAAATTCTCTACCGGCTTTGACCACCGCTGTCAGGGGGTTGTAGTCCAAACCACCCGTAAACGCTGCGGCCATTGGGTCACGAACCAACTGACGCGCAATATAGATTGGCATCCGAGTCACGCCAGAGCGCAAGATGTCGGCGGCGTAGCCACCAACCTTTAAGAACGCAGGCAACGTAAGATGGGCGCCTTCCAAGCTTCTCACAATTAACTCGGCAGGGATACCACCCATGACGGTGTCACTAGTCCTAACTTGTAGCCAGCGCTCACCTTTGTCGTTTGGCTTGTCGGGATCAGGCTCTTGGTTAAAACGAATAACGTCTGGGGACGCAGGGCCCATACCAATACGGACAGGCATAGCGTTGGTTGGCTTGCCGTCTTTGCCCACAGGCCCCTTACCTTCGCCAATCTTTTGGAACGCATACGCTAGATTCTTGGTAGCCAAGTTTGTCAGCGCCTTGTCCATGATGAGCAAGGAATTGCGTTGCAGTGTTTCGGTGATTGGCAGGATGCGAGTCTCACCGCCCACCAGTTCTTTTAGGTACGGCTGACGACGAATGTCGCCAATCGTTACAGTCACTTCATCGCTAAACACCAACTGCGCCAAGCCGTTTTCGTTGACACGATAGAACGGTATAAAGTCGCCTTCTTTTAGCAACCTGTCAGCTTCAGCTTTGGTAATAGCGCCGGTTGATGCCAAGAACTTAATCTGGCCTTCGTTGTACGCGTTGTACGCAGAACGGGTTGCCTCGAGTGCGGCTTTAAGTTTGGGATCAGCATCGGCTGCGGCAAGCGCAGCTTTAAGTTTTTCCTCTGTTACACCAAGAGCACCAAGGTCTAGCTTGGCCACGCCCTTATTCATTGCACGTTGGGCAATCATATAGGTGGTGGCTATGTTGGCTTTGGCTTCAGGATCTCCCATTGGGATATCCGCAACAGACTTGAACACGTCAAGCGCGTTATTCTTATCAATAGACCTGACACCTTTAAAACCTTTTTCGTCGGTGTACAACTCCATCGGCCCCTTTTGGAGAGAGGCATTTAGCATTGCCATCTTCTGGTCGGCCATGACAATGTGCGACATAGCCTGAGTAAACAGCATGTCGTCGCCAATCTCTTTAGCGCCAGCCTTCAAAGCTTCGCGCAACCCAGCACGCATGTCCACCAACTCCATCTCAGCCTGAAGGAACGGCTTAGTACCTGCCTGTTCTTTCCAAGTTTTCTTCTTGGACATGATGTCTTTGGCCAAGTCCACCAGCGCATTTTCTTCGCCATACTGCGCAGCCCGTGCGTAACGTGGTGTTTCTTCTGGCTCAATCATCTCCAGTACTGGTGGTTGGTCAGCTATGCGGTTGGGAATATCAACAGTTCCAAGCTGGCTTCTGCTGTCAATAAGTTTTTCTTCTGGCGCAACAGTTTCAATGTTAAAAGCTTCGTTTACTTTTTTTGCAATTTTAAAAATATCTGCTTTTGGGGAAGCGTGTTTTGCTTCCAATTCTTCTCGCACGCTTGCCATCCACTCATACATGTTCCCAGCAGTTCTGTCTTCGCTAGTGTCAAACTCACCAAAGTCTAGACCGTCCGCATAATCAACAGCACTTTGACCTAACGCTTCTTTTGTGGCTTTGCGCAACGTGTTAACAATATTGTTGTCAGCGTCAGCTTTGATATTTTTTATGCCGTACTGTTTTTGGAGCTCTTGCATAAGCCCAAAAAACTGCATAGAGTTTCCGTCAGCAACAGCACGCTCACGCGCTTTAGGAGTCATCTCAGGCGCGTAAATAGCATCTGGTAAAAACAAATCAAGCGCAGTAAAGTCGGCGTTAACTGAAATTTTGTTAACAACCGTTGCGTTTTTAATTGTAACGTTTAGCCTACCGGGGTTAGTCTCAAAGCTGTCGCCAGTTTCAATACGGTTAATTACCGCGTTGTCTGCCAGCACCAACATTGGTTTGTTTTTGTCTTCCCCGCTAAATCTAACCAGATCAACGTTTCTAATTTTTGGTAAACGAACAACAGCATCGCCAGAAACCGAAACTTCGTTTACTGATTCTAAATTTGGTAAATATGAGTCACCACTTAAAAAGAGAATGCTGTCAACGGTGCGTACATTGTCGGCAGGAACTTCAAATCTATCACCTCGTAGTTCGTAATTAAATTGGTTAAATGCAAAGTAACCGCGAATGCCGGGGAAGTGGCCTTCTTTTGTAGCGGCTTCTGTTGATTCACCTAATTTTTTACCTACAGCGTTAACCAAAGCATCGGTTGGATCTGGACGCGCTACAAAATTTTCTCCATCTATAGCAGAAAAATTTAACAATCTTCGTATATCGTATGCATCAGCATCGCCGGTTGAAACATCTACATAAGAACCCAGCTTCATTAAAAACGGCACATCAAAAGCTTTCTCGCCTTTTAAAATGCTTGTCAGCGCTTGTTTGCGCTCCAGCGTTTCAATAAAACTTTCGGAACCTGTAAAGTTTTTACTAGACAAAAAGTCTTTGGCAATCAGTTCTTGTTCATTTGTAAGACCTTGAGACTCGGTGTTGCCACGAACTTCGCCAACATCCGTTTTACCGTTCATACGAACTGCAACTGATGGATTTCCGTTCTTGTAGTAAATGTAAAAGTCGCCCTGTTCAATCTGACTCTTAGCCGTTTGTACAGAACTGCCTGTACACCAAGACGTGTTTGCCGCCCCCGCGTTTAGTTCTTCCGCTGCTTTTTGAATGCCTTTTGCGTTTGCGTAAATTTCGGTGTAGTAAGAATCTAAAAACTTGGCAGTCTCGTCAATAGTTGTTAGCTTTGGTTCGCCTTCAATTTCTAAACGAGCGTTCTCCATTTCAAGCAAATCCGCTTGCTCGTATGTAAGCTTTAAAACACGGATCGGTTCTTGCGTAACTTTTTCTTCAAATAAATCTGCTTGTGTAGGTTCAGTTCTGTTTGCGCGATCAGCAATCGCCCGTAACTCGGCGGCAAACCCTTCACGTCCATCATTGAAACGTACAGGGCGTGCTAATACACGACCGGCTCTTACAGGGCCTCTTCGTGCACCTCTTTCAAAAATTTCTTTTTCCCAAATTGCTTGAAGTTCTGCCGAAAGTTCTGCGCGGTCAACGGGCCGGCCGTTTCTTTCAAACAAGTTGGGGTTGTCTGCGCGTTTCATTTCAAAACGCATACCGCTAAACGTCATGTCTTCTGGCGTCATTAAACGCACACGCACTTCTGGTCGCTCAGGCAACAGGTGTTGGTCAAACTTTTGCCAGCCGTCTTTCTTGGCGTTGTTTTCTGCGTTGCGGTCAGCCATTTCCTGCATGCCTGCAAGGAACGCTTGCTTAAGTGGTAGACCTTCACGCAGTTTGCGAATAACTTCGGCAGCGTCTTTGCTACTGACAAACGCTAAATGGTGCGTATTGTCTTTACCTATTTCAGCCAGCTTTAAACGTCCTGCTTTGTCTGACAATACAGCATATTTAGATGCGGCCTTAGCCACCAACGCTTGTTCAACGTATGTGTACTCAGGAGTATTTAATAGGTCATAGACAAGTTCGCGCAAATCCGATTCGCGTTTGGCTGTAGTTTCGTTAGCTAATATAGTTCCCAGATTACTGCCTTGTTTTATGGCCAAGTTAACGTATGTCTGTGCGTCAGCCTCTACATAGTGAAGTGGGTTATTTTCGTCAAACGGCTTGCCGTCCGACATAATCACTTTGGTGTTTTTTGCCAACTTGTCCTCATCAACACCGCTTATGTATTCATTTGGAAATAACGCCATCTTGTCAAGCATGCCTCTACCAATTCGATCAGCGTCTTCTGCTGTACGGTCTTTCTGCTTGATCTCTGGGCCAAACTGATCGGCAAACTGGCGCATCGAGTTACTACCGGTATCTAGCGCGGCAATGTCTTTCTGTGCCAGCTTACGGGATACTGTCCGCTCAACGCCTGCAGTGCGCATACTGGATGGAATCATCAACGCATCAATAGACTGAAGTGCTGCACCGAACATAGTCTCTGGACGATCCACGCCCAACAAGCGCATGATGATGCTCTTAAAGCCAGCCCATGCATCAGACAGACGCCATTTCTTACCTTGCAGTTGACGTTGCAGGGTTTGGTTGGACATGACTTCAGCGGCAAACTCAGAGATGCTGCCCTTGGCAGACGCGCTAGTAATCTTCGGATCGTTCTTGATAGCGGCGTACAGCGCTTGCAACTCACGCTTGGCAACAATCTGCTGCTTGGTCAGGTTGCTCTCATCCATCTGCAACACGCGCTCTACTGCGGCGTGTGTGCCTTCGTGTAACAAAATCTCTTGTGACAAGCCACCATCACGGCTTAATTTAATGCGTCGACTAGTAGCGGAACCCAGTACGGCTTTGCCGTTTTCGTCTTTTACTTGGCTCTGGATTGACACACTGGTGTCGTCCAGCATGTCTGCTAGACGCTGCGCTACGGCACGGTTGACCTGCGATGTAGCAGGGTCGTTTGCCATATTGGTGAAGGCGGCACGCAGATCGTTGTTCTCTAGCGCACGTACTTGTGCAGTTGTCAGGTCTGGGCTTGTTGACTCAACGCCTCGGGCGTACTCTTCGCCTTCTCGTGGGTTGTACACATCTTCCATAGCGGAAGTCTTGCGGGTATCTTCGCCATACACATCTTCTTCAGTTATTTTACGTGGGCGACCACGAGGTTTAGGCTCAGGCGCTTCTACTTCTTCAGCCACTATTGATGTGTCGTTGCGATACATCTTGCGCATCTGCTCTGTCAACTCACGCTTGACAGCCGCCAACTCTTTGGTAAAGCTTTTTATTTCGTTATCAAGATTGGTCAGTTCTTGCTCTGAAGGAAGAGCAACGGTCTCTCTGTAATCTTTACGCGTTACTTGTTTTTTCTGTAACGACAGTCTTTCCTGAATAGCTTTTAAACGTGCAAGTTCGTCTGTAGATTCTTGAAGATTAGTTGTAAGTTCAGCTTCACGCCTCTCAAGGATGTACTGGAACTCAGCTTGGCGCTCAACTTCGATGGCCGCTTCTTGTGCGGTAGTTAAATCTTTCTGGCCAGCCCTAATTTTTTCTGCGTATGCGTTAGCTTCTGCCACAGCTTGCTTGACTGTTGGCGACTTAATAGTGCGGCTCTCCACCAACGGCTGTCTGACGGAACCAACATTACGCTTGGACTCGTCTGTACCTGTGCGGAACTTGGCAGGGGCACTGGTAGTTTGACGAGCGCCAGCCGACACACGGCCTTGCAGAGCAACGGCAAGCCTAGCTTTATCTGCTGTACCAGTATTAATTTCAGTATTAACTTCATCAATCCGACCGTTCAAGCGCTCAACAGTTTTGGTCTTTCCTTCTTTAATAGCATCGTCACGCTCAATAGTCAAAGCGGCCAAGCGGTCAGTGGCTTTGCCCAACTCTTGCACTTGGTCTACATACTGGTCGATAGCGTCTTGTTCTTCGATGCTGGCTGAACGAGCTTCTGGCTCTGCGCCTAGTTTTTTTCTAAGCGGCACGTTACGCGCCCGCATAAAGTTGATGGCATTCTCAAGCGTTTCTTTGCGCACAGACAAACGGCTTTGGAGTCGAATAGCCGAACCCATGCCTTTAAACGCCTGTACGTTTTGTTCGCCCCCGACATACGAGCCGGATTTCTTTCTAGCGGCAGTAACTTTAGTCGCGGCCTCAGATAGTTGTTTGTCAATGTTGCCAAGCTCAAGAACCAACGATATCAGGGGCTTGTTGTACAGATCATTCTTGTACTTAACTTCACTGGCGGCATCGGCAGTCAACCCACGTTCACGAGCATCTTGTTCGGCAGCGCCAAGTGCGCGGACTTGCACATTTTTTTCCGCTTTGTATAAATCGTATGTAGGGTATGTGCGTAAAAATGCCGCACCTGTATCTGGGTCTGCCGCACTTTTTTCGTAGGTAGCTTCTGATCGATCCCCAAAACCAGACATCGCTACGTTCCAACGGCGAGTACGCTCGTTAGATATCTGGGTTTCCAACTGCTGTACGGAACCAGCTTTAGCGCCTTTTACAGCCTGCGCCTTGTCTGCGGCAGCTTGGCGTTCTTTAGTTTCGGCTTCGCCAACTTCCGCCTGTGCTGTGCGCACGGCTTCTTGCAAGCGTTTAATCTCGTCTTGAGCGGCAGCATTAGATTTAGCCAAGGGGTCGGTTGTGGCTTTGAGTTCAGCCAAACGTTGCTCACCCACCAACACTTTGATCTGCGTACGCACTAAGTCCAGTGCGCCCTTGGTCTGCACAAGTTCTGCTTTGGCTTCTTGGTACAACGCCAACAAGTCGTCTAACTCTTTAAACAACTTAATCTCTACTGCGCCGCCTCTGGCACGCACACCAACGCGGTTAGATTCTTTAATAAGGTCGTTTTTAGCCTGCTCATACGATGCGATACGGGCATTAAGGTCACTGACGTTTAGCTTCAGATTGTTCATCTGCAACACCATGTTCTCAGTGTTAGTCTGGAACGCGGTCAACTCACGGTTTTCCTTCAAGAACTTAGTCCAGTTCTTGATTTTGCTCATGCGGGCAGTGGTTGCCTTGCTGTCTTTCAGCATCTGTTTCAGACGCGGCAACGCCTTGTTCAAGAACGCACGGACAGGAGTCAAGTCTTTCTCGGACTGCTTCATGTCTTGTTTGAGCCTGCGAACGTATGGACTGTTAATGAAACGCTGGAACGCTTCTACGTCAGGTCTTGCACCAATGTCTAGGCTCGGGCCAGCCTCAATGCCACGGCGCTCGGCCTTCTGTACACGGCTACGCTCATCGGCTGCACCAAACAAAGCCAACTGACCAGCTTGCTCGTCACGAACAGTCTCAGACAGACGAATTAAAGGCTCCAATTCACGCTGTAAAGACAAGGGGATGGCCTCTACGCCCTTGCCGCGTATAGTGCCTGACACCAGTTGGCGTTTGCCCGTAACAGGGTCTATACGGTAGACAGGCTCGTTAATGTCTTGACCACGTTTCTCAACCTTGGCTCTGCCGGGCACACCCTGTGTGCGCTTATCTTCTTCTGGCTGGGCTACAAAACCGGGCAACTTGCCGGGTTTGCCTGTACGTTCCAGACGCTCACGCTGAGCAAACATCTCAGTCTGAGATACAGACGCGGCTTGTCCGGGGACGGCTTCGGTAATACTATCAACATCTTTCTTAAATTCTTTTGTTGGCGTTGTGGTGCTAACCTGCGCCTGTGTTTGTTTTGTTGGCGGAAAAGTTTGAAGGGTTACTGGACGGCCAGCGCCTTTGCGAGGTACGCCCTCTGCTCCGCTCTCAATCTTGGACAACTGCTGGTCAAGTAATGTGAGGAAGCCCTGCGACTCTGAGACATTCTGGCGTGTGCCTTGGTCTGTAGCCCCAGACGTAGCTTGCTTGAGCGTCATGTCTGCTTGCGGGATTACCTGCTCTGCGCGGCGCAAGAACGCTTCGGCTTCTGGAGACAAGTCAAACACGGACAGCGCACGGTTGATACGGCCTTTTAAATTTTCAGGCGTGATGGGAGCGCCAGACTTCTCAGAACGTGGGTACAGACGGAAATCTTTTGCTGGCTCACGCGTGACAACACGCTTTTCTTCCTCTGCAGGCACAACCTCTTCGGCTGTAGGCAACGTACCTTCTTCTAGCGGTATACCCTGTAAGCGTTGTTGTAACTGACCAAACGCGGCAGACGACGTTGGTGGCGCTTCTTTGCCCCCAAACATCTCCAAGTTCTCAGTCATTGGAGAAGGCGCACGTTTCATACGCTGTAGTGCCTGCATCTCCGGCGTCATGCGTTCACGCAGTGCGGCATCTTCTGCGGCTTGTACATCAGCCGCACGGCTAGCTTCAAGAGTGGCTTGCTCTTGTTCTTCCAATACACCAAGACGTTGCTGGTTTGGTTGCGCCGCTTGCGCTGCTTTCTGTAGGCGTTGCTCTTCTAATTGAAGATTCAGTGCACCATATACAGTCTCTTCTGCTTTTTTCTGCGCACGAGCTTGTGCTTCGGCATCTTTACGTGGAGCAACCAAAAGAGGTAGTGGCGTACGCGTTCTAACCAACTGCCCCGCCATGTACGTGTCAGCCATCAAGTAATCTATATAGACGCTTAAATCTTGTTTCTTAGGGTCTTTCTCGGTAGCCATAGCTACGCGTTCTGGAACCTGCTGTTTAGCCAGATCAATACGGTCTTGTGCGTACCTAGCCGCGTCCGTTGGCGGTGTTGCAAAGGGGTCTTCGGCACCCACTTCTGTGGGCGTAATTCTTTGTTTGCCGGAGATTTGCTTTTGTTTCTCTGCTTCTTCAAGGGCAAATTCTTCAGGCGTCATGCTAGATATGCGTCGCTCTTCTCTAGCTTCTAAAATTCTGGGCTTGAGTGTGTTCCACTCTTTAATCAACGCTTTGGTTTCGTCAGAATTGCGTAAGTCTTTCTTGGCTTTTTGCGCTTCTTTCTTAGCGGCTTCAGCGGCAATATCGCCTTCTGCAACTGTGACATTGCTTGCAGTATCTAACTCTTTAATTTGCGCTTTAACGGCTTCTAGACGGCTGTCTACCTCTAGTGCGTACTGAGGGCTGTTCTTTTTAATCTCTTCAGCTGTGGCAAGTGCTTCGGCTTCTTGCGTGGCTTGTAAGCGGGCTGCAGCTTTCTCTTGTTTGGTCTTCTCAGTATCTTCCGCTTTGATCCGCGTACGGGCGGCTGACTTATCCGCATAACGACCAGCACCGCCAAGGATGCCTAGCTTGGATACCTCAAACGCTGTCTGGCCATAGTCGGCAAACGCTTCTTCGTCAAACAACGACTGACCGGCTTGCGCACGTTGCAAGAACTGTTGCGTAACTTCACCCGGAACCTGAAACGCCACGCCTTTAGCTGTACCTTTACCCAGTGTTTTGAGGAAACCTTCGTCAGCCAACTTAGTAGCGGCAAGCTTTTCGGCTTCGGCAGTAGCGCCTCTTGTCAGTAACTTTTCAATGTTGGGGCCAAAGATAGCTTTGGCAATGCTACGACCCATAGGGATCAGCATGGTAACTACGTCTAAGCCAGCGGCAGGGACGGCAAAAGCGGCAGCTTTCAAACGATTAACGTCAACAGGTTCGCCTTTTGCTTGCTGTTCCTGTGCTTGTGCTTCAAGGAAGCCGCCGTATTGTTGTGCAAAAGACGGGCCAAAAGCGCCAGCCAAAGCACCGTAAGGACTCTTTGTGGCAATACCAGCGGCTCTAGCCGCGGCTGCAGCTTCTGCAATTTGCGGGGCTTGTTGAGCTAAAGCATTAGGGATTTGGCGAATGTACTCGCCAATGGCGGAAGGCAAGCCTTTTTCTTCATACGCCTTAGTAACTTCTGCAAAACCGGGCTGCTCGCCATATCGTTGTTGGATATCTTTCTGGCGCTCAATACCCGCTTCTGCGGCTTTGTCTTTGTCAAACAGAGAGGCTAAGCCTGTACGTTGTGTTGAAAAAAGTTGCTCACCGCCTTGGCCAACACTGCCAAAAAACCCCGGGCGTTTCTTTTGTTTCTCTTCCTCTGCAGCACCGCCAAACGCTTCTGGGTACATACGCTGCGCGCGCTCCCATGTCTGTGCAGGCGTCTCGCCTTCGCGGATTGCTACTGTTGAACCATCGGGTAGAGGAAGAACTTTTGCCATGTGTGCACCAAATTGTTCGGCTTAGAAAAACAGGGGTAGCGCCGTACCACCCCTGCTGTAGATTATGCCATTACTTGCGGTCTGGTGTGCCTTCAACGGCTCCGGGAACACCTTTTTCTAGTGCTTGAATTGCTCGGACTTGTGTTACAAACTGTTGAGGAGTCAACGGTGGGTTTATGCTTGGATCGTTTTTAGAAGTAGCAACTAAATACGCTTCATAGCTTTGTGCCAAGGTTTTCTTACCGGCTTGAATCTCAGTAGCCAAACGGTAGCCCTTTTCAATGTCGCCGTTACCCAGTAATCTGTACAAGGCTTGTGGGCTACCCGCACCAGCGGCGCGTTCTCTGGATTGATTTTCTAGGAGCGAACGCTGGTCGTTAGCAGAAACTTCAAGCAGTTTAAGCGCTTCCGTCTTGTTAACGCCGTATGCCAGTCTAATACCGGCAAGACCTTCTTTCTTGCCTTGAATAATGGTTTTATTGATGTCGTCGTTCATAGCACGACGCTCTTTGTCCGTCAGGTTGGCTTCGTTGCGGCGGTACTCTTCAATCTGATCGCGTGCATCGTCGAGCTTATCTTTAGCCGCCAACATGCGTTGTTTGCCCGCAGCGAACGACGCCACACCCGCTTTAGCGCCTTCAGCAATACCGGACAGACCGGGGCCGCGGCTGGTCATCATGCCCAGACCTGCTTCAAGCAAAGCCAAGCCTGTGTTGCGTTCGTCTTCTTTACCAAGGCGTGCTTCGCGCTCAGCCAGACGGCCTTCTCTACCTTTGAAGGCTTCGCCACGGGCAGTTACGCCTTTTTCAAACTCGGCTTTACGTTCCAGTGATGCGGCTTTTTCTTCGGCGGCAATATCTGCTTGCATCGCAGCAAACGGGTCTTTAGCTTCTGCCGCTGTGCCTGCTAAAGCATCTAAACGTTGGCGGTAGCCTTCGGGCGTATTTGGGTAGTTGCTCGCTACTTTGCTAGACGCTTGGCCTGCGGAGTCAATAACTTTTTTGGCTGCTGGTTTGTCTGCTGCAACTGTACCGGGCATGTCAGCGGGAGGCTTCTCAAAGCCGGGTTTTACACCGGGAAAGTCTTTAGTGCGTATAGCGTCTTGTGGTGGATACTTTGCGTCGCGCAGGGCCTGCTGGTCAAATGTTGCGGCTTTGTCACCGCCTTTAATTTTTACTTCTTTGTATGCGGCAACTTCTTCAGGTGTAGCCGTACCTTGCGCAATCTTTTGCTCAATCATGGCAAGCTGACGCTCTTTATTACCACCGCTTAAACTTTCCATAATGCGTTGAAACAACGGTGTGTTTTCTGGAGCACCTTGTTGAGTAAATGTGTCGCGTGGTTGTACAGCTCGGAAATCGGGAATGTTAAACATAGGGTTACTACTTACAACACTTCCGTCACCACCCACAGCTTTGGGAACGCCCTGATAACGTGGAATATGCCCACCACCAGACATGCGCACTACAGGCTCGCTTTGCTGGGCAAAGTTAAACATGCCACCCATACCACCAGTGGCCATACCTTCTTCGTCGTCTTCGTAGCCTGCAATACCGCCATCGGCCATGCCCCGCATATTGGGCGTAGGGATTTGAGCAATGCCTTGGTTCTCGGGAAGTTCTGTCTGCACACGACCGCCAGAGCCTGTTTGCAACTGGCCACCGTACTGAGTCATCACAGGCGTAGCCATGCCAGCAATTTCTCTATCCGCCACTGTGGGCATCTGTCCGGGATTTCCTTGCGCGGCAGTGCGCAGAGCTTTACGGCGGTCTGATTCTGACTTTGCCAGCGACAAAATGTATGGATTGTTTTTATGTAACTGTGCGTACTGCTGCAACGCTGAGTCCGGCTGTAAGCTAGCCAGCGTCTTTGTGATTAAGTTGACGTCAGGCGTGCCAATAGGGGTCTGTTGTGTATAAGCCATGTTTAATCCTGACCCATTTGATAAAGAGTTAAATCCGCCAGACCCGCAGGTCGATCGTTAACAGAACCGCCACCAGCCATAAACTTACTTACACCAAGCGCCGCAGTACCAAGACCTGCGGCCTGAGAAATCATTGATGGGGGTTGCTGGTACATCGTAGAAGATAGCTGCGACATAGGCAAACCACGAATCATGTCAGACATGAAGCCCATCTGTTTGTATGGGTAGTTCTGGTAGTTCAAAAAGTCTTGGTACTCCGTGTTTAGAGCGTTCTGCATTTGCTGTTGTTGCTGAGCACCAAAACGATTTTGAACATCTAAAAGACCAAGGTTTTGGTTGTACTGCGTATTACCAATATCGGCTAAAGCTTTAGAGCCTGACAAAGCTGTCTGCAAACCTTGAAGTCCGAGCCCTGCACCAAACTGTTGCTGTTGAGCATTGAGTTGTTGCCCCGCTAAGTTTTGCGCTTGGGATTGGTTGAACTGCTGCATTGCCTGCTGGTAAGCGTTTTGCAGTCCTTGTGCTTGAATATCGCCTTTTTGACGAGCCAAGTTACCTGCGGCCTGCCCACGCATAAGATAGTTACCACTACCCCCAAATGCTCCCGAACGGGCAGCCTGCGCGTTCATTGCTTGCATAGCAATATCGGACTGACGTTGAGCATCTTGTTGCTGGCGC